AACGCTGTCTTAAAACTACCTGACGTCGCATAGACGCATGTAAAGGCAATAGTACAGAACACAAGCGGTCCGAGCAAAATTGTGGCGACAGTGACGACAGGGAAAGAAAGGAGCCCGAGCACCATAGTGACGAGAGGAAGCCATTTCTTGTACTTAGACGCAGTAGAAATGAACTTAGCCTGGTAGTAAGCCCTGGTGAGTAGAGGGGTTGTTCCGTTAGGGTCAGCAACCTTACTCCTTATGAGATCACGGGCATCTTCTACTTTTTGAACCTGGACGCGAACGACGCCCTTGAGGCGGCGCCACGCGTCGGTGATCTGGGGAATTTCAATTTCGGTCTTCCCGTCGGCCAGCTGACGAACAGCATCAGCCTCTGCGCTGTATTGAACAGCAGTTTCCCATCCGAACATGGTGGCGACACGATCTCTGAGTATTTCGGAGACGGTGACGCTCTCCTGAGCGAGCAGGGCGAAGGCGTCTGGGGCTGCCTCAACATATGACGTGAGGCGGTATCGGGAGTCCATATCCCTCCAAAGCCGACTGAGGCGAGAGGGCTGGTTGCGTGTATACTGAACAGCGTCGAGCACGACCTTCTTCACGCGAGGCAAATTAAGTCGAAGGTATTCGTGCAGAATTGGGCCGATAAGGGGGGAATCGTGGAAGGTCTGGTAATAGGAGAGACACTTAGCATCGCAAATCATGGTGCGATCGGTTTTGGTGTTTCCAGAGTCCTTGGGGCCGAAAATGCTGAAGGCGCGAGAAAGAAGGTCAACTGGATCCTTCAGAGTGTGGAGTCGCTCCCTGAAAGTATTACCGTACGTGTGTGCAAGGCGCTGGAGGGTGGTGCCGCAGAAGTTGAGGTCCAAACAGTTTGTTGCGTGGTCGAACTTCAGACGTACGCCAATCTCTGCGACGGCGGTTTCCATCCGATGTGGGTCATACGGGTCGGTGAGCGCCATAAGTCCATCATCGCCCTCAAACAGGACGGGGCGGGGATATCTAAGGCCGACATCTATTGGGTCCATGCCAGTATACTCAGACAAAACAGAATGGCACCACACCCAGTTACAAACGTAATTGCCGAAGGAGGTGTGGTCTTGGCCAGAAAGCCGCATAGGTGGGAGTATGAGAGTCTCAAGCTTGCCGAGGCATATCGTATCCTCGGTGCCGTAAAAGGTCATCAAACTTTCGACCACCCTGCCCAGAGGGCCAGCGGTACAGGCGCTGAATACTGGTAGTTCAGTGCCAAGAATCATACGGGGGGTGACGTTGGACTCCATGGAGGTGAAATCAGTTTCGAGCACATTGTTCTCCTCCTCGAAGAGATTGATGACATGCTCATCAATCTGTGACTTGGTCTTGCCCTTGATAGTGCAGTTCTTCATAACAGCGAAGAAATGGTGCTGGGCAGGCATGAGGACAGCATGCGAAAAGCCACGGAGTATGATCTCCGGACATATGATGTTGCGGGGGCCCTTTTCATGATGCGGATCCATGGTCTCGTCTTTGTTGAAGACTCCATGATAGCAGTTCAAAAGAAAGGAATCTGCATTGGAAAAATCATGCTGGTAGGCGTCCGTGACATCCAAAATCTTGGTCATGAGGTCCTGTGGGCATCCTGGGGCCCAAGTCTTAGGCCCGTAGGCGTAAGACAGAGCAAGAGCAGCGCCGGCAAGGTATTGGACGAGATCCTTTTCATAGAAACGGCGATGAGCATCTTCATAAC